TAGAGGGTTTTATATCGCTTTTTGACCTTGCACTTCTCTCGTTTATGAGCAGTGGCAGGGAAGTGGCGATAGAGATAGGTAGCCTATACGGGAGGTCTACCAGGGTCATAAACGGCAACGTACCCGTTATGTTCGCTGTTGACACCTTCAACGGCGAGGATGATGGAAGCTACGGGACAACCCATGACGGCCTGATAAAACAATATTGCATAAGGGAAATATTTGATGAACACGCAAGAACTTTCCCCAATGAACTGCACACCATACAGGACAGGTCGGACAATGCGATAAAGCAGTTCCTTGATAAAGGATACAGGGGCAAGGTGGATTTTATCTTCATAGACGGCGACCATTCGTATGAAGGGGCGAAAAGTGATGTTGTCAACTATCTGCCGCTTCTTGCCGATGGGGGGGTCATGTGCGGGCATGATTACCAGTATGAACCGTTAAGGTGTGCCGTTGACGAGGTATTGGGGGACAAGGTTATTCCCCTGTGTGTTTTAAAGGACGATGATTTTTCAAGGTGGCTCAAATTGATGAACCTTAAACATGAGATGTGGGCTTACATAAAGAAGTAACAGGAGGTAAGTATGGCGAAGGTAAGGGCGGTAACAAAGGAAATGCAGATATTCAATATCGGCACTGTCAATGGCGTAGCTACCGTAGCGTCAACAACGACAGATTGGGATGTTTATATGTTCCCGAACCCGATAATAAATTATGCCATGCAGGTGTCCATTGTAACATCTGCCGTGTCAAATTCACTCGTTTCGCTTGGCGTAAAGTTGATGGGGGGCATGGAGGCAGTGGGGAATTTCCTGTCATTGGCACGCTTCAGCGTCAGCGATACCACAAACGCCTCAACATCGGTCTACAAGTGGGTATGGTCTACTCCGGTAAAATACATCAAGATCAGCATAAACGGGTGTTCATATGACGGGACGGCATCCGCCGCCGGTACGGCATCGTTCAACGCCCTGTTCATGCCAATTAACTTATTATAGGAGGTAGTTATGCCCTGCGGCAAGAAGAAACCCAAACCCAAAGGAAAGTAATGGACGTAAAATCGGCATGGGTCAAAGCACTTAAACGCTGGAGAGGCTCCCTTGAGCTTTTTGTAGAGGAAGCGATGGGGGTGAACGCCAAGAACAGCCTGTTCATCTCAAAACAGCAGAGAAAAGCCTGTCAGGAAGTGTCGAAACTCGTCAACGCCAAGCGCAAGGTGCTTCTCAAGGAAAAGCTGACGGCAGAGGAAAAGGCATACGCCGAGAAATTGGGTATTTCCATCATGTCCGGTCAGGGAACCGGCAAGGATGCCTTCTGTTCATGGGTGATGTGCTGGTGGCTGTGCTGTTTCACAGAAACGCTCATCCCCTGTACTGCACCTACCGCCGACCAGATACGCAACATCCTGTGGAGCGAGTTCGTAAGGTGGTATAACCGCATTGATGCCGATATGCAACCGATGTGTGTGTTCAAGGGCAAAGATGAGCAATCCTCCCACCTCGTCATTGAAAGCCAGAAGATATATGTAAGGCAGTTCAACGGAAAGGAGTGCTTCGCCTTCTGGAAAACCGCCAATCCGAAAGATGATTCGGAATCGCAGGCAGGTACGCTTTACGGTTTCCACGCGCCTTATATGCTCATCATCATTGACGAGGCATCGTCAGTGCCTGAACCCGTGTTCAAGCCATTGGAAGGCACTATCACATCCGCTCAGGGCGTGAACTGGATACTCATGCTGTTCAACCCCATCTACCGCACAGGGTATGCGGTAAACTCCCATGCGGGCAAGGACGCAGAAAAGTGGGTATGTATCCATTGGGACGCTGAGGAAAGCGAACTTGTCAGCAAACAGCACATCCTCGATATGGAGGGGAAGTACGGCAGGGATTCAAACACTTTCCGCACACTTGTCAAGGGCCTGCCCCCGACAGCAGAAGAAGATACGCTTATCCCCTATGATTGGGTAATGAACGCCGTCAACAGGGAGATAATCGTTGATGACAGCGACCCCGTTATCGCCGGACTGGACGTGGGGGCGGGAGGCGACAACTCGGTTCTTTGCATAAGGCAGGGGTGGAAGGTGCTTGCCTTTCACAGGCATTCTTCCCCGAACACAATGGAACTTGTCGGGTGGGCGGCTCAGAAATTGACAGAGGAAAAGGTAACGGCGTGCTTCGTGGATGTGATAGCCCTCGGAAACGGCGTTTATAACCGACTCAAGGAACTTGGCTACCGTGTTTATCCCGTTGACGTAAGGATAACATCAAATGACGAACAATTCAAGAACATTCGTGCAGAATTGTGGTGGAAAGCAAGGATGGCGTTTGAAAGCAATCTCCCTTCAATCCCCGATGACCCCATCTTCAAATCCGAATTGTGGGCACCCCGCTTCAAGCGGATATCATCGAAGTCGATAGAAGTGGAAGGGAAATACGATTTCAAGAAGCGTCTTTCCCTGAGTACAAGCCCCAACCATGCCGATGCCTTTAACCTTACGCTTACCTATAAGGACACCATGTTCCGAAAAGTGGCTGAAAAAGACCCGTATTATGTCGAACCAAAACAAAATTATGGAGAAAGAGCGTGGATGGCAATGTAGAGAAAGTCAAACTGCTTCAGACGGTCAAGAAGGGTAACGGTCATAAGCATATCGTCTATCTCAACGATGGCATGTCCATCGGCTACACATCTCTTACGAAAGACCACGTGCATCCCGTAACCTTTCAGGTTGAACAGAAATTGGCGGAGGATGGCGGTATTGTCCCTGCGGGAAGCGGAAGGTGGGTAATAGGGGAGGCAAACGGTCATACGCATGAAATGACCGAAATCGTGGCGACCCCGAAAGCCAACCAGGAAACAGAGGAAGAAATCGTGGCCGATTGCCTCAGCCTGTTCAAGACCGCAAAGGACTTGGAGAAAGAGGCAAGGGACATAGGCAAGGAAAGCCTCAAGTTCTATCAGGGCGACCAGTGGGACACCACAACGAAAAGTGAACTCGAGAAGCAGAAAAGAGCCGTTCTTACCATCAACGAGATAGAGAGCAAATGCGACCTGTTAAGCGGGTATCAGCGTCAGAACAGGACGGACATAAAGTATATGCCTATGGAAGAAGGCGACCAGAAGGTAGCAGAAATCCTCAATATCGTCAGCAAGAACATTCTCGAGAACTGCAATTACCGCTTCGAGGAAACCGATGTATTTGACGACCAGTCCATCATAGGGCGCGGGATTTTCAATATGTATATAGACTATTCCAAGGACATTCGCGGCGACATCATAGTTGAAAAGTTCGAGTGGGACGATTGCTATTTCGGCCCGCACACTAAGAAAGACCTGTCCGACTGTGAATATCTCATCAAGACCAAATGGTATTCTCAGGCAAAGCTGAAAGAACTGTATCCCGACAAGGAGATAAAGACGGCTGATGAACTCGGCGACCTTGAGGACAAGGAAGTGCGTGAGCCTGTCGGGGACAAATATGCCAAGACCGACAACAAGATACGCTTCTCCACGATAAACGACCCCGAACTTGTGGACATAGCCAAGAAGTCTTTCCGTGTCCTTGAAACATGGCGGAAGGAATACAAGCGTTCCTATGTCGTGGTGGATGTGGCAAGCGATTTCTTCTATAACGCCTCGGATTGGCCCGAAACGGACATAAAGGCACTTGAAACCATACCCGCAGTAAGCGTCATCCCCCGCGTTGTCTATCGCATGAGGGTAACGAAAACGGCAGCCGATGTGTTCCTTGAGGACGAATACCCTGACCTTGCCATGCAGGATTTCCATATAATACCCGTATATGCCAAGAAGCGCGGCGATTTGTTCTGGGGAAAGGTGCATAGCGTCAAAGACCCACAGAGGGAGATAAACAAGCGTCATTCGCAGATGGTGGACATAATGAACCGTCAGGCGGCATACGGGTGGTTTACCGATGACACCACTTTCCCGACCCCGCAGGAAGAAAAGAACTTCAAGAACAATTCGTCAAGCCCTGGATTTGTCCAGCGCGTAACATCCGTGAAATCCCTTCCAGAAAAGGTAGAGGGGGCAAAAGTACCCACAGAGGTCATAGAGCTTCTGACCATTGAAAGCCAGACGCTTCGCGGCATTATGAACATCAACCTTGAGATGGAGGGCAGTCAGAGCAACGCTCAATCGGGCGTAGCAATCCTTGAGCGCAAGAAGCAGGGGCTTGTCGGCAATGAGTTCCTTTTCGACAACTTCACTATCGCGAAGGTGAAGATAGGAAGGCTGTTGGCGGCAATGATACAGAAATACTACTCCCCTGAGCGCATCATGCGCATTGTCTATAACGAGAACATCAAATCGCCCGTTACCGTTGGGGGCAATCCGCTCGAAGGACAGGAAGCAGAATTGCAGGCATTGATAGAGAATACCGACCTTACGAAATACGATGTAGTTGTGGGCGAAAGCGGATGGAGTCCTACGGTCAGGATAGCCAACTTTATGATGTGGGCTGAACTTGCCGGAAAGGGCTTGCCCGTACCGCCAGAATTGCTCATCGAACTGTCTGACCTGCCGGAGAAGGACAAAGTATTGCAACAGGTACAGGCAATGCAACAGCAGGCGGCACAGGCAGAGCAGGACAAGAATCAGGTTGAGATATTAAAGACGCAGATAGCCGCTTCTGCAAAGACGCAGGGGCAGGAAACACAAACTCAATAAAGGAGGTAGTGCGTGGATTTTTACCAAGCCAATCTGGATGCGATTAAGACCAGAAGCGAGATTTATTACGACCTTCTGAAATCGCAACCAACACAGAGGAAGCTCAAAATCAAGGACAAGCCGGAGGAAGCTGACAAGGTGCTGGACACGCTGAAAAAGCATGACAACACAGGTGTTATTGTCATATTCGGCTTTGGAGAAGGGCATCTTGCGGAAAAAGCGTTGGATGTCATGGGAAAAGGGTTCGCCCTCGTCATCTATGAATACAACATTCCACAATTCAACAGGGTTTTGCACAATCACGATTTCTCGAAGCTGTGGAAGGATGATAGGGTGGTATTGTCCCTAAAGCCCGATGAGGGATATGGCTTCCTTGAGCATCTCCGCAAATACGTTTACATGGGAAGGCTGTGGATGCTCGTTCACCCTGAGTCAGACAGGATGAAGGCAAAGTATGAGAAGATTTGCAACGAGATAGCAAGGGCAAAGGCGTTGTTCGAGATTAACATAGGCACACAGGTAGGCATGGGGAAGCACTTTATGAACTCCCTCATGGATAACGTGCCTGAGATAATCAAGAAGCATGGCGTAAAGGAACTCAGGGACATTTACAAGGACAAGCCGTGCGTGTGCATATCTCCGGGGCCTTCTCTGAAAAGGGACATAGAGAACCTGAAAGCCAACAGGGATAAGGCGGTTTATCTTGCCGTTGATTGTGTCGTTCCTTTTCTCATGGAACATGACTTTATCCCTGATTTCATCTGCGGGATAGACCCGCTTGAGGACAACGCAAGGCTCTATACCGACCCACGCCTGAAGGATGTCCCGCTTATCGCCATCATGCAATATACGCCCGAAGTGATAAAGACGTATCCAGGACAGATATTCATGTCGTCTCAATATGGCAACCAGATATTCCAATGGCTCGGTCAGTATTGGGAGGACAGGGGCATCGTTGATTGTCCGGGAGGCTCGGTAAGCCATTTTGTTGTCGGCATAGCAGAGTTCATGGGATGCAATCCAATAGCCATCATAGGGCAAGATTTATCGTTCACGGATAGCTATTACTGCGCCGATATAGGTGCGATCCTCGATGTGCCGGGCAAGCCGCTTGACAGGACGGCGGACAAAATACCCTCAAAGAACATGCACGGAAAGGATTGCTACACGACAGGCATATTCGTGGCGTTCAAGATGTGGTTCGAGAGAAAGTTTGAGGCTATGAAGAAAGCGGGCAAAAAGGTGTTCAACCTGTCTTACGGCGGTATGCACATCGAGAACACGCAGGAGATGAAGTTCGTCAATTTCATCAAGAAGTACGGCACGCAGATTGAGAAACAGCACGTATTCCCCGCAACGCTTACCGCACAGCCGGATAAGATAATCGAGGAATTGAAGGCGGGGCATAAGGTGTTGAAGGACGTTGTGGCGGCATCGTATGAGATTATCCCCAAACTTCACGAAATAATGAAGCTGATACCGGAACGCAACAAGGACGAGATAAACAAAATTATCTATTCCATTGCTGAGCCTAAAAGACGCACCATGCACCCGTTCCTGTGCGTCATACACGCCTATCATTTCAAGATAGACATTTACCTTAACCGCTTCGAGGTAAGGGAGGTTGACAACATCCCCGATAAGTTCGAGTGCCTTACGGCGCAGACAGACAAGGCAATCAACTATTACGGGGAACTAATAGAGGCATCAGAACTCTTTATCGAACAGATAGAGAGGGTTTTAAATTCCTTCGGCGTTGATATAGCCGAACACAAGGAGGCAGTAAATGAGTGAGCAAGAAGTAATAGTAACGGAATTGACGGACGAGGAAATAGTGCAGAAGCTGGAACCACAGCCGGAACCAGCACCGGAGCCGGAGCCTGAGCCAGAACCCCCCAAAGAACCGGAACCGCCTGCACCTGAACCAGAACCTGAACCGC